CGAACGAGTACGTGGAGCGCATGCAGGCGTGCTATCCGAGCCTCGACATACGCGAGATCATCGACAAGGCCATACAGAAGAAGGAGAGCGAGAGCAATGAGTGATAGGACAACACCGGTGGACATCGTGACCAACGTCACGAGGACGGCAGACGGCAGCATTGACACCATAGAGCAGTTCGCGGTACAGAGGATACCCACCGACATTGTGGGCGCGTGGTTCCAGCCACCCTACACCACCGTCAAGTGGACGGACGGTACGACCACGACCGTGAAGTGCGACGCCGAGGACGCGTACAACCCGAAGACGGGTGTCTTGTTGTGCTTCGCAAAGCGCCTGTTCGCGGGTGGCAAGTACAACGACGCACTGAAGAAGGCGCTCGGCATGGTACCCGACCTATCGCATGAGGTTCTAAGGACCATGACGCTTGACGATGGGTCCGTGCTGAACGTGTACGGCGACGGCACCATGGATGTCAAGTCGCTCTCAATCAAATCTTTCTTGTGCGCAAATTCGTCGGTAAAAGCCGGCATAACGATACAGGCTGGTGCGCGATGACGAACGATAGGGCTATCGCCCGTAAGATCAACGACTACACGGTCGAGGATGTCAAGGCGCTCTCGCTGCTGCTGATCACGCAGAACGAGCGCGACGAGGCGCTGAGACTGAACGACTTTGCGAACAACACTGCCGCCTCAGTGCTTGTAACCGTGGCCTCACACACGTCTAACGACAACGACTGCCTCGCGTGCGTGCTGAAGGTGGCATGGTCGCTCGTGATGAACGCGTTCATGTCGCTCGAGGAAGTCGAAGAAGGTGCGGGAGAGCACCTAGTGACCAAGGCGCGCGAGATGATACGCCAAATGGACGAGCAGATGGAGACGAGCAGAAGGGACTGACGCTAACCCCGTGAAGCGGGGTCGCGGCGAGACGAGATGGGATGTCGCCGCGTAAAGCAAAATCATCGTGGCCTAGAGCAAGTCATGAACTGCCACGTTTCGCGAGTGAGCGAAGCGTGGCGCGTTGGTTTATCGGGAACTTTTGGAATGCGGCCGTGGACCCATCGTGGACGCGGCCATGAAGTGCGAGGCGGTGCTCTCGGCTCACGACCACGCGCTCGTGAGCGTGAGCGGGGGTGCTGACTCTGACGTTATGCTGGACCTCGTAGAGCGGGTCCGTACGGTGGTCGGTTGCGAGGTGACCTACGTGTTCCTCGACACGGGCATCGAGTACCGCGCGACGAGGGAGCAGCTCGGCAGGCTCGAGGCGCGCTACGGCGTCAGGATCGAGCGCAGGCGGGCGGAGGTTACCATCCCCGTCTCGTGCAAGAGGCACGGCCAGCCGTTCCTATCGAAGCTCGTGTCGCAGATGATGGAGCGGTTGCAGGGCGTCGGGTTCGACTGGTCAGATGCTAGCTACGATGAGCTTCTCGAGGCCTACCCTACGGCCACGAGCGCCGTAAAGTGGTGGTGCGACCGGTGGACGAGGACGGAGCGCCCAGGGTGGTACGACATCTCGAGCGTGCCGCATCTCAGGGACTTCATACGTTCGACGCCTCCCACGTTCGCCATCAGTGCCAAGTGCTGCGAGTGGGCGAAGAAGCGGCCCGCGAGGGCTGCGCTCGCCGAGTTCGGCTGCGACCTCGACGTGGTCGGGGTGCGCAAGGCGGAGATCGGCGCTAGGTCAGTGACCCGCAACGCCCGGTGCTACTACGCCCACGAGGGCGCGGACAAGTACCGCCCGCTGTTCTGGCTCTCGACGCCCGAGCGCGACTGGTACTGCCAGAGGTTCGGCGTCACCCACTCGGACTGCTACCGCGTCTGGGGGTTCAAGCGCACGGGCTGCGTGGGTTGCCCGCTCAACTCGCGGGTGCTCGGCGACCTCGCGGTGGTCGAGAGGTTCGAGCCCAACATGGCGAGGGCCGCGCGGAGGGTGTTCGCGGATTCGTACGCCTACACAGAGGCGTGGCACGACTACAGGGACTTTCAACGGTGCGGGATGCACCGGCTTTTCTAAGGAGGAAGAAGTGACAAGCAGGAACGTCACAATCGACGGCACAGAGTTCTACATCAACGAGGGACACAACTATGTTGGTGAGGTGGGAACGACTCGAAAGTGGAGCCCACGACATCCGCGCGGCTTCAAGCTACAATGCCGCGACGGCTTGCACTGGCAACACATCGGACTCACGTCGTTCGGCGACTTCGGCGCGGACATGCATCAGGCCCGCGAGCTGGCCGACCGCTGGTGCGAGAAGGCGCGAAAGGCGTGGGACGCGCTTACGGGCAAGGACAAATGAGGCTCTCGATCCTGAGACAGAAGGCATTTGCGCGGGAGGTGGCCGATGACTGACGCTTTGGTACCGATGGTGCGCGTTCTTGACGAGGACGGCAAGGAGGTCATGCGCGGCTGGTACTTCAAGTACCCGCGCCGTAACGACAACCCATGGAACCGCGACCCCGACGAGCCGCGCGAGATGGTCGAGGGCATCCTGAGATGCGACGAGGGCGATTGGGGCATGAACAACTGCTTCGTGCTGGTTCAGGTCACACCACCGCACACGATGGAGGTGATTGGAGAGCAGACCAAGCGCACTAGGTGCGCAGTGTGCGAATACGCCCTCGAATTGGGCACCGAGACTCCGTGGTGCAGCTATTGGAGTGAGAGTACTGAGAATGACGGCTACTGCTACAAGTTTTGTTTCGATGAGCGAATCGAGAATTCATGATTACCCTCAAGCCCTGCCCGTTCTGCGGAGAGGACAGGCTCGACGTGGTGACCGACGAGTACTGGATGGCGCAGAACTACGTGCCCTACGCCTTCGTCGTGTGCCCGAGCTGTAGCGCCCGTGGACCGATAGCGCAGCGCGGCACGTTGTCGGAGAACCAGTGTCTAACCGAGGCGATGCGAAAGTGGGAGGCGCGACGTGGCTAGGCACAAGTGGTTCACCGACGGTGCCGGATACACCCGCCACTGCTGGGAGTGCGTGCACGCGAAAAAGTGGGAGTGCATGTTCGGCAAGCACTTCGCCAAGTGCGAGGTGACGGGTCATCTTGTCGCCAAACACGACAGCCCCAACAACCCGTGCTGCCACCTCGAGTGCGGGAGCTACGACGATGGGAGCGGCGATGGCTGAGCCAAAGGAGTGTCCCGTCTGTGACGAGCCGCCCGAGGTGCGCGAGTTCCGGGTGAACCCGATGTTCGGCGGCGGCACGGCCTTCGAGGTGAGGTGCCCGTCGTGTGGCATCAGCAACGGCATCGAGTACCGCGACAGGAACGACGCGATCGAGGGCTGGAACTGGCTCGTCTGCGACGAGTGGACCGACGATGACGAGTGGGACGCCTAAGCGCCCGCAAGTCTCGAGAACGACTATTTACCCGTTTCGACGGAGAAAACGCCGTCACGGGGCGAATGGGTATCGCAAACGCGATTCTGAGAGAGATGAGAGCATGGCGGTTGACATACAGAATGGCGGCATCGTTTTCGGAGACTGGAAGCTGGTGCCGATTGATGCCCACAACTGGGAACTGTGCCACAAGCACACGCCAAAGAAATCCGATGGCGCTCCGAAATGGAACCACTGCAAAAAGTACTACGACGAATACACTATCGATTCCGCGCTGCGCTATGCGGCGGACCAGGAGATAAAGCGCGTATGCATCGATGAGGCATTGACGATTCAAGAGGCGCTAGACAGATGGGAAGCGATACTAAAAAAGTTCATAGCTTGCATCTCTGATGTCGCTGACATACTGCGCTAGAACTTTTCTAATTACAAACGACTATTTTCACCCATTCGGACTGCGCAGGGGCTTAAAACGGCTCCTGCGCCGTCCATGTTGTAAGGAGGTGACCGATGGAGGTGGACGTTGAGCTGAAGCCATGCCCGTTCTGCGGCGGTAGAGCCATCCTGACGATGATGAATGACGGGAAAAGCTTGAGTGGGTATGCGGTGGCCTGCGAGCGTACCAGCATTGACTGCCCTACAGCAATGCCTGCAACCAAGTTCTTTGCGTCGCATGACATGGCAATACGCGAGTGGAACAGGAGGGCGACCGATGAGTGAGCCAATTGCCAAGCCCGGCCCCATGAACCCACACTGGTGCGCCTACGGGTGCTACCACCCGACCATCGACCGCACGTGGTGCACGAACGGGAGCTTCTGGACCAACTGCCATGAGTTCGTCGGAAAGTGCGCGATGAACGCGAAGGCGAGGAAGGATGGCGACGATGAGCGAGATTAGGCCGTTTCCGTGCCCGTTCTGCGGCGGGAAGGCCGAGACTCACGACGAGGTTGTTGTGAACCCGATACACGACCCGAAAACGGGAGCGTACGTGGACGCAGAGGTAATCTACTACGAGCGTACTGGGTGTCCCAAGTGCGACATATGGTTCTACATCGGAGAGGACGAGCCAGAGGGCACGACCATAGAGAAGTGGAACCGAAGGGCGAACGAGCGCACGTGCCGATTCAACGTCGTATTCTACAAAGACTTCGCCACCCCTCGCCAGTCTGGCAACATCTGCAAATGCGACGCGTGTGGCTACCAACAATTATACGGGCGAATCATTGATGCGCGTTTCAGGTATTGCCCCAACTGCGGGGCGCGAATCGAGGTGGTCGAGTGAACGACGGCCTCGTAATCGACATGTTCGCGGGAGGTGGCGGCGCGAGCTGCGGACTCTCTCAGGCGATAGGGCGAGAGCCCGACATCGCCGTGAACCATGACATCAAAGCTCTCATGATGCACGCGGTCAACCATCCAACCACGCTGCACCTGCAGGAGGACGTGTTCACCGTAAAGCTCGAGCAGTACACGCGCAAGCGTCACGTCTCGCTGATGTGGGCAAGTCCCGACTGCACCCACTTCTCGCGGGCGCGTGGAGGCAAGCCGCGCTCGCAGCACATCCGCATGCTCCCGTGGGCGGTGTATGAGCAGAGCAGGAAGATTCTGCCCGATGTGGTCTGCTGCGAGAACGTCGCCGAGATACAGACGTGGGAGGACTACGACGCGTTCGTGAACGCCATGCGCGGACTTGGCTACACGTTCGAGTGCCGTGAGCTTGTGGCGGCTGACTACGGCGCGCCGACCATCCGCCGACGCTGGTACGCGGTGTTTCGCCGCGACGGGTGCCGCACCGAGTGGCCGGAGCAGACGCACGCGAAGGCGGACACGCTCGAGGCGCTGACGCTCCCGCAATGGGTGGGCGCCGACACGTGCATAGACTTCGATGACGTGGGCGAATCGATCTTCGGGCGCAAGAAGCCATTGGCCGAGGCGACCATGAGGCGGATTCGTGCGGGCATCAGCCGCTACGTGGACGGCAACCCGTCGCCGTTCCTCGTTACCATCGGGTACGGCGAACGCAGGACGCAGGCACCGCGAGTGCGCGGTGTGGACGAGCCGCTCACGACCATCGTTGCGGGCGGCTGCAAACAGTACCTCTGCACACCGTTCCTCACGCAGTTCAACAACCACTGCGTGGGTCAGGACGTGCGGGCACCCATCAACACGATTACGTGCAGCCCAGGTCACTTCGGGCTCGTCTCGCCGTTCCTCGTGCCCTATTACGGGAGCGAGACCGAGGCGGAGGACGTGAGGGAGCCGCTGCGCACCATCACGTGCCGCGACCGGTTCGGCCTCGTCTCTTGCGAGATCGACGGCGATACGTGGACGCTTGCAGACGTATACCTGCGGATGCTCAAGCCGGAGGAATTGAAGCTCGCCCAGGGCTTCCCCAAGTCGTACGTCATAGACCACTACAGCGACGGGACGAGGGTCACCAAGACCGAGCAAGTCCGCCGCATCGGTAACAGCGTCGTGCCGCTTATGGCGCGGCGAATCGTAGAGGCACAGATGAGCGCGGCGTGAACATCTGCATGATCGACGTTGACTCGAAGATTCCCAACCTAGCGCTGATGAAGGCGAGCACGTGGCACAAGGAGCGTGGCGACACGGTGAAGCTCGGATACGAGCCACTGTTCGACCACCCCGACCTCTGCTATATCTCCAAGATATTCGACTTCTCGCCCATGCCCGAGTACCTGCCCGAGTGTGAGACGATTCGGGGTGGGTCTGGCTTCGGCGACCTGTCCGTGAGGATGCCGATGGATGACGGCAGCGGCACATACGACCGCATCATGCCCGACTACGCGCTGTACTACGACCGATTCCCGAACATCAGATATGCAATCGGCAGGTTCACGCGCGGGTGTCCCAACCACTGTCCATGGTGCGTGGTCTGGCGCATGGACGGCAACGACGTTAGACACGTGGCCGACCTCTCGGACTTCTGGTGCGGGCAGGATACCGTGCGCTTGCTCGATGACAACATAATGGCCGACCCCGACGAGTTGAGGCACGACTGCGAGCAGCTCAGGGACGCTAACGTGAAGGTCATCTGGGAGGCGCTGGACATCCGCCTCGTGACCGACCACACGGCGCAGTCCCTTGCCATGGTCCGCAAGGGAAACAAGCTGCATTTTGCGTGGGACGGTCCCGCGCAGGACAACTACATCGAGAGTGGCATCGAGTGTCTCAAGCGCAACGGCATCAGGCCGTACCGCCTCATGTTCTATGTGCTCATCGGATTCAACACGAGCCGAGAGTACGACATGCGTCGCGTGATGACGCTCAAAGAACTGGGTGTGGACCCGTTCGTGATGCCCTACGACAAGGGCGACCCGTACCAGCACTACTTCAGCAGGTGGTGCAACAACAAGTGGGTATTCAAGAAGACGCTCACGTTCGAGGAATACGAACCATGGAACAACTATCTCAAGAAATAAGGAGACAACCGATGATAACCAGCTACCCAACAATCAAGTACACGCTCGACCCTGGCGCATACCCGCCGGAGCGTGCCCACAGCACCGACGCGGGCGCGGACCTACGGACGCCAATCGACTTCACGCTACCATCGTGGAGCAGCAGGACCATTGACACGGGCGTGCACGTGCAGCTCCCGCCCGAGACGTGCGGCGAGCTATGGAGCAAGTCGGGGCTCAACATCAACCACGGCATCATCTCGACGGGCCTCATTGACGAGGGCTACACGGGAAGCGTCAAAGTTGAGCTGTACAACCTCTCGGACGATGACTACTACTTCGAGAAGGGCGAGAAGATCACCCAACTCGTCATCAAGCACGTGTGCTATCCGACCTATCAGCTCGCGGAGGCCATTGAGGGCGGCGAGCGCGGCAGTGCGGGCATCGGCAGCACGGGAAGGCTGTAGGAAAGTTACATTCGCGAATACGGCGAATCGAATACACGCAGGTAGGACGCTCGCGGCCGCGCTCGATGCGGTCGCGGGCGTTATTTTCTAGCGACGAAAAGTTACATGAGGAAAGTGAGGCAAGGATGGATGTGACGGATGTGACATGGGGATGGAGGACCGTGCTGAACTCAATTGAATCGGCGAAGGTCGATCTCGAACTGTACAGCGACAATTCGCACGAGGCGGCGATGGCTATGGACAGGCTTAACGAGGCTATGTTCTGGGCCACGCACGCGGCGATGCGGGGTGGCGAGTGATGACCAACGATGACAAGGCCGGTTGGATAGCCTTCTTCATCGCCGCAATCGTGGTTGCGCTCTGCGTGCTCGCGATGTGTGGGTGCGACGCGGCGGAGGCGGAGGCAATCGACGTGCGCCACACGGGGATGCCACTCGACGCGCTCTCCTACGATCCGCCCGTGTGGATGGACGGGTGCACGAGCGCGCGGAAGATCGTAGACCGGACCACGGGCGACTCGTGGTGGCTGCTCACCATCGGCGAGGGCGTGT